GTAATCCGCCCCGCTCGCCATGTAGTAAGCGGCAGAGGCACAAACACCGTCGACGAAAGCGGCCGTGGGAACCTGGAGGTCGGATATCAGGTTAGCAACCTCGGCACACCCAATCGCGCTGCCGCCTCCCGAATCTACTGTGAACAGGAAGGCTTTCGCACCAGCTTCCAGAGCTAGACCGATCTCAGCCTCAAGGTCATTGTAATCGCAAGCGCCGCACGATTTTTCTAGCTGGCTGAGCCGTCGCCCCGTGACACCATAAATATCGATAGTGGCAATTCCATTCTCGTCTAGCTCAGAAAACTCTTTCCGACTAACTACGGCGTCTAAAATGTTGATCCTGCTCTCAGGATTGTTCATCTTCCGCTGAACTACCTGGTCGACCGACCTAAACGTACCGACGTCTGAAAACCACGGACGACCGTATACCTGCTCTAAAATTCGTCGCATCCTAACTCTGGTCAGTTGTCAACCTCGTCACCGTCTGACTCGGCAGATTCTTCCTCCTCAGGATCGAGTTTCTTCCCTCTAGGGGTGCCCTCAGCATCTCTCTCTTCCTGTGCCTGGACAGGGTCTAGACGCATTGTGGGTGGTCTGTAGAGCTCGTACGGGACACCCGATTCCCTGCATTCGTCTAAGTCCTCGGCGATCTCTCTGATGCACTGTTTGCGCATCTTCCTAGGATCATAACCCTGCTCGGACCAGTATTGGTTCAGAGACATCATTCCGTTTCTGACGAGTTCGATGTTCAACTTTCCATCCCTTCCTCGATCGACAGTCAATGAAGGCGGCGTCTGCCAAGTGGCGCTATCAAAATTAGGGTCCTTGCATATAGGCAATTCACCTCGATCCATTGCGCTTGCCAAAACTAACCTCCTGAAGTGAATACAGAATTTATCGATTACTATTCTCCGTATAACTTTCAGCAAAATCTCTACGTCCGCCAGTATATAGCGTGTGTTAGCCCCGCCCATCTCTGACATATCCCAAATGAATTCTGGACTGAGACCCGCTCCAACAACTGCATCCCTACCTAGGTAGTCGAGGAGCTTGATTAGATCTGCATTGGGGCGGTCACTCCGGAGCAAGTTGACTTCCTCGTCCGGTTCCAGGTGGATAGTATTACCACCAAATATTTTCTCGAAGTTAGGATCTACCTTATCCTTCTTACCAAAACTCGAATCTCCGAACGCACCCGACCGCGTTTTCATCGTAGCGGCGAATGCCGCGTGGACTTTCGATGCCCGTTTCTCAAGACCAAGTAGATCGACTATGTCTATGCCTTGATTAACTCCGTGATAGACCCACGGCAGTCCTCGTCCTAGGCCCGCTCTCTCTGAGTCGTAGATGTGTAGAACGTTTTCAGTATCTACCTCACGGAAGGTGTTTCCCGGCTCTTTAAAATAGTATTTAAGCGGTGCTCCGTATTCATCGTACTTAATCCCATCGACTATATCCGGATCACTAATAATCGATCCGTTATGATTATAACCTACCTTAGCTGACTCAACTAACTGATATCTCTGACGTTCACCGTCATTGATCAGAACCACGAAACATTCACCGTCTCGCAACATGTGTTGCGCAATCGCTACCTGCATCGACCAAAAATTCCTCTGGCGAGTGACATCCCACGTCTCGGTTGTGGCTAACCGCTTAAACCATTTGTCGGCTAACTCGTTCCATGCTAGGTCCTCGGTCGCCGCACTAGGTGTGATTCCTGTGCCGGTAGCATAACGAGATGGCTTGTTGGCTAACGACCTAAACAATCCAGAGGAACCGTACAACCAGTTGGACTTTTTTGACAATTGGTAGCGAGACTCTGGCGAGAGTATCCGTTCACCCTCAGCGCTGAAATCAGGTACATTAGACCGCGCCCGACTACTCTGCGCACCAACGAAAGCGCCGTTGCCTCCCCACCATCTGTTAATCCAACTCTTGAATCTCTTGATTGGCTGCATAGTTAGTTACAATTGGATTTGTGTGAAGTCGGTTGTGTGGACCTTGCTGGGCTCAATACCGGTCCCTTTGAGGGTCTTCAGGTAGTTGATAGCGCACATAATCAATTCGCCGGGGTGTTCGCCCCGATAGAAAGTGAATTGTGTTGACCTACCTCCTTCAGAGACGGAGGTAATTTTCCCCGCCATTTGGACTTCGTCGATGGTCTGGAAGAGAATGTCTTCCAGGAATGAAATAGGATCTTCTGGGTTCTGCCGCTCGGCGTACCAGACCAATGCTTTGACTCTTAGCTCCACTCAGAGGGTGGAATGTCAACTACGAGCTGCGGTTCCGCTCGTTCATCCTGCTCATCCTCAGGCTCATTCAGCCCGACGTACGGGGCCACGACATCCCAAAAAACTAACTGCATTTTCTCACAGTCTCCTAGGTGGTTGTCCCTAGAAGTTTCCCACACGAATTCGATCCCCCCACGTGGAAGATTCCTCTCAACTAACCTCTCGGCTGTCAGCTGCTCGATGTATTCATTTGTGATATCGATAGGTAGGTACCACGCCTTACCGGAACGTTCCTTAATCCTGTTCCGATACAGTTCTTCCTTGAATATATCGTCGTCATAAGTGTACAGATTGAGTACTTCCCGATTCCTGTCCCGCTTGTGTTCTATGGCGGAAACCCGGAAGGATGAACGTAGTCCCTGACTCCTAGACGCCCCCTTTGTAGGGGCAAATTTTCCACAAGAAGCCAGGCACCAGTCATAAACGCCCTTCCTATGACTGGCCGCATAACCGGAGTCTATCAGCGCTTTATATATTCCATAAACTTGACCATCGAACTCGTATTTTGTTGATACTATCTCTCCCAAGTCCTCGTATGAAATGGCCGCTCCGTAGTCTATTAAATAACTCACACCCGTTCTCTCCCAAGCTCTAATGACCCACCAAAAATTCGTTTGCTGCACGTCAACTGTCATAGCGATGGCAATCGGCTTGATGGGTAGTTCTCCGCGTCTGTAGTCCGGGGAGATCTCTACGATTTCCTTAATTACGCTGCGTTTAACAATTGTCGCTTGACGCATCCAGGGCAGACCTAGGTAGCTGTTGAGGAAATTGTGCATCCTGCCGACTGACCCCTGTGACTGGAGGAATGATTTGGCTATCCCGCCCCACGTTGCGAATGGTGAATATAAAGCTGAAATATGAAATGAACGATGGTCTGAAGGTGAATCCGGGTTAGTTCTAACCCATTCGCCCTCAGCGCTCATCATTTTTTTCTGATCGTTGTGAATTAGTCCGCCGCACTGTGCACATTGATACCGCGTCTCACGCTCAACTAGATCGAGATCATGAGTCCCGTCCGATCGTCGGCATTCTTCTGGCCACCAGAGTCCTCCTTCTCCGTCTTTCCTGAAAAAATACAGCTCCTGTCTAAATCCGCAATGTGTACACGGCACGTGGAATTTTTCTTGCGAGCCTTTAAGGTAGTATTGCCACAATTCGCCGAACTCAACCGTCGGAGTAGAAATAATACAGACCTTACGCACGTCCTGGTAAGCTATGGTCCTATCAATAGCTAGCTCGACTGCGGGAGCTTCTCTGCTGCTCTCGCCCGGCCACTTATCTACCTCATCCAGCTTAATGCGTTCGGCGGAGAACGATGCGAGATTATTAGGTGAATTAGACCCTCTTAACCTAAGTGTTGCTCCGTTCTTGAAGATCTTCTCTCGTTTTGACCATTTGTCCCTTCTCCTGTCTGCTAGATTTTCTACCTCCTTACAATATCTGAAATGAGGCTCTAACTCTCGATCGTTAAAGCTAGTAACCAGTTTGTCGGTCGCTGTAATGTATTGACCAGGGCAGGGGTGGTTAGCTATGTCCCAGAGGACCAGATTTTTCAGGACAGTTGTCCCGCCCACCTGGGCTGACTTGGCTATTGTAACAAACCTGACAGCGTTATCGGCATAGGCGTCGTAGATCCCGCGCGAATACGGCGTTACGTTGGTATCTATAGGACCTTTCAATTTAGCGCCACTTTCAGGAGGTAGCTCGCAATTTTCTTCGATCCATTCCCAGATTTTCTGCTCTTTCTTGGGTCGATAGCATCTCTGTAGGACCTCTGCTAGTTTGTCCCTAAGACTGCTCACGCTTGATATCCTCCCATCCTACAAGGTGACGGAGGAGAACTGTCATCTCTCGCTGGATGACTGTCAGCATAGCAGTCGGGTCCAGCCCTACTAGTTTATGCGTTAGTCGGGCAGGGAGTGCATCGATCGCAGTGCGCATTGCACTGTGGATCTTGTGGAATTCGATTACGACCTCTGCGGTCGAGACCGACTCTTTGTTAGACTTCTCAACATCAGGGTTGGCCACTTCAGCTCGTCGGAGTTGTTCGAAGGCATTCAACCACGGCTCTTGGAATGCCTTAATCACAGCGATATCACCGCTCTCCTCTGCTTTCTGATAGGCGATGAAACGTCGTAACTCAGCTTCCTGCAATCGCCTGATGCCGGGCCTCATCCCGATGTGCTTCCCTACCTCCACATGTGGGCGGTTGACCTTAGCCTTCTTTAGGG